TTTTTCAAATCCAGGAAATGAGTGAACTACATCTTCTGATAGATCTTTCATAAATAGTTTTAAATATTTATATGCCACCCGAGGAAAATTACTACTTAGGTAATAAAAATCTCCCTAAACCAGATACACAGTTTGATTGGACGCCAGAGATGCTTACTCATCTCGAAAGAAGCCGAGACGACATCTTGTATTTCGCCCAAACCTTCTTCTACATTATTAACCTAGATAAAGGCAAACAATTAATCAAACTGCATCCTTGTCAATTAAGAGTGCTAAAAACGTTAGATGATGAGAGATTCGTATCTTTGCTAGCCTCTCGTCAGTCTGGTAAAACGACACTCATGACAATCTATGCTCTATGGATTGCTTGCTTCAATAAAGACAAGAGAGTGCTTGTTGTTGCTAACAAAGAGAAGACAGCGATTAACATCTTTCGTCGTATCCGTACAGCCTATGAGATGTTACCGAACTACTTGAAACCAGGTGTTAAAGAATACGGTAAAACATCCATAACCCTAGAAAATGACTCTTCAATTGGTATTTCAACTACAAGTTCAGATGCTGGTCGTGGTGATTCCGTAAACGTTCTAATCCTAGATGAGTTAGCATTTATTCCAAATAACATTGTTGATAAGTTCTGGAAATCTGTTTATCCGATTATTTCTTCATCCAAACAATCTAAGATCTTCGTAGCCTCTACTCCTAACGGTACTAAAAATCTGTTTTATGATTTGTATTCCGGAGCCATGGAAGGTAAGAACGGTTGGGCTGCAGAGCGCATTGATTGGTGGGAAATTCCTGGAAGAGATGAAGCCTGGAAGAAAAATACAATTAGAGAAATTGGTAGTGAAGAGACCTTCAATCAAGAGTTCGGCAATGAATTTATCGAGGTTGGTGAGAGCACTCTTTCAGACAAGCTATATGAATATCTCAAATCAAATATAGCTCCACCTCTTCATATTTTCGATGATGGAGCATATAAGATGTGGGAGAACCCAAATAAATCTAGCTTATATGTAATTGGTGTTGACGTCGCAGAAGGTGTTGGGGAGAATGCTAGCTCAATAGAAGTCTTTGATATTACAGATCTATCTAATATTAGACAAGTAGCAGAGTATTGCAACAATAATATCAACCCGTACACTTTTACTCAGAAGGTTAATCAGATTTGTAAGCACTGGGGCTCTCCACCAGTATTAATTGAGCGTAACAATCATGGTGGTGGTGTTTGTGATAACCTTAAAAACGAATACAATTACACGAAGATTGTAACATATACTGTTAAATCAGGCAAGCTACATTTTGACAGACCAGGTATTCATTCTCATACAAATACAAAGTACAAGTGTATGACCAATATGAGATATTGGTTGAATGAAACAATGCGGGTAAGAATTAAGTCTGCTGAATTGCTCAATGAGCTAAAGAATTTTACCAGAAATAAGAACGGTACATGGAGTGCTAGATCTGGTGAGCTTGACGATAGAGTAATGGGTATGGCCTGGGCTCTTATTATTCTTGACAGAGAAGTCTGTGAGAAGTATTTTGAGGTTTTAGAGTATGATAAGAATCAAAAGCCGTTTAAGATCAAGAGATTAAGCTATTCTCAACCAGGAGAGTTTGTTGATGACTTCGGAATATTAACAAACAGAAAAATAGCTCAAAATCAAGAAGGAGAAGAAGACTTTAATGAGATGCCTTCTTTCTTTACCAATTACGGTAATGAATCAGAAAATCCTGAAATGGATGATTTAATTTCTCAGGGATGGGAGCGTTGGGGATAAATAATATTATGACTTACGATAATCTTGTACAACAATTGTTGACAGAGGCCAAGAAAGGCCCGTCATTGTCTATTAAGCGTGGAGAGAAACTACCAGCAAGCAAAGGAGCTGGATTAACAGCTAAAGGTAGAAAGAAATACAATCGCGCTACTGGCAGTAATTTAAAGGCTCCAGTTACAGGTAAAGTCAAAAAGGGTTCTAAAGCATCCAAGAGACGCAAGAGTTTTTGTTCTAGATCCAAGGCCTGGATTCCATCCGGTGGTTGTGCTGGTAAGGATACCAGAGGCTGTGCAGCTAGAAGAAGATGGAAGTGCTAATATGAAATTCGATGAAATTGTAAATAGTCTATTGTCTGAAAAACAAGACAGATGCCACCGTAGAGCCAATCAAGTCTACGGGAAGAAAAGTAGTCTTTATAAAGGTGGAGCCATTGCTAAATGTCGCAAAGGTAAGATCTGGAAAAAGAAATAAGTATGAGTTATAGAGATTTAACTGATAAACATAATTACCTAAATCAGGCTGTTCTTAATAAAGCGAGAGTCGATAAGTTCTTGCTTATTATAACAATGCCTGAAGCCTTGCGTAGTATAGACGTGAGGTATGGTAATGAAACTCCATCCAAGATTATTTCTGATAAGCTGCAGATGTCTGTGTGGGGTAATGTTGTACCTACGATTAGTGTACCTTCTATAGCTGTACCATATCAAGGTCAAGTTCCAAAAGTTACTTCTTTCTCAAGACCAGCTTACGAGCCAGTTACAGTTAATTTCAATGTTGATAGTGAGTTCTATAATTACTATGTAATTTGGAAGTGGTTAGCGTTATTAAACGACCCAAAGACATCTGTTTTTGATGCTGCTAACAATTCAGGTTTAATAGACCCTGGCACAAAAACTTTAGTTAATCCTGAGAAGCCAGGATACATTCCAAAATACGCTTCTCAGATGTCTCTGCAACCATTAAATGAGTATAATCAGGTTTTAGGTGAGTTTGTTTTCTCGCAGTGTTTCGCAACTTCGTTAAACGGTATTAATTTTAATTATCAAGGCAGTGAAGAAATTTCTTCTAGTTTTACTTTTGAATTTAGTCAATTAACTTTTACTATTATTCCTTAGAAAACTTTCAATGCCGAAACATAAATAATTAAAACATATGCCAACACAAACTATAGAAAGTCCTGGTGTTCAGATTAATGAGGTAGATTTATCTCTTAGAGCAGTTGTTCCAAATGGTACAAATGTTTTGGTATTAGGTTATGCTAATCAAGGCCCAATTGAAGAGGTGCTTGAAATTCCTGATATTCAGACATTTACTACCATTTACGGCAACCCTACAAACGCAGCAGAAAGATACTTTTACTACTCAGTAAGAGGAGTTCTAAACGGAGGTGGTAGACCTATCGTTTCCAGATTGCCTTACGGTTCTGGTAATGGTGTTGGTTCTACAACTGCTAAGTATAGCTGCTTAGCTTATCCTGCAATTCCATTTGAACAGACCCTAGATAACGCTAGCAGCGCAACATTTTCTGCAGAAACATCAGGTTACTTAGTCGGTGCTCCATCTTATCTTGAACTAACTGAAGATGAGTATTTGTCATTAATTCAGGGCAACGTAAATTGGCTAGATACAATTAACGCAAATCTTATAGCTGGTAATATTCAAGATGATGCCCCAGCATTTTCAAGCTTTAACTCATTAGTTTCTGCTGGATTCGTTGTTCTTAACAAGTTCCAATCAACCTTTGATAACAAGTCTCTTGAAGGTTATACAATTGGTATTGCTGATAGCTTAGATACTGACCCACAATCTGATTTTAACAGCGTTATTAACATTAAGTACGCACCAGTAAACTTCACAGTAGCTGGTGAGGGTGAGTTTTTAACAATCCCTCAATCAAGATTAAACTTTGAGCTTGAGTCAACAGCAACAAGCAACGTACAATCTATTTCTCGTCAAATCGAGCAACAAGATCCAAACATTAACTTGTTCCAAGGTGCATTTATTGATTCTATTAGCTTGAGAGTAACTAAGTTGAGACAGTCAATTTATACTCCACAAGCTGTTACATTGGATTATACCTATCCAGATGGTTTCTTAGGCTCTTTCAACAGCAGAAGACAAGTTCAGTCTCAAAACGGTGGTCAACCAGTTAGCTTCTTCGTTGGAGATGTTGAAGATAGCTCAACTTATATCTCAATCATTGTCAACCCGAACATTTCAACAGTTTCAGGTGACTGGACTAATGCTGCTGGTAAGCCAAGCAAGTTCGTATTGTTCAACCATAGCACAAGCGGAACAATTGCTAAGACTGAGCAAGTAAAGAATAACATTGCTTTCATCAACACCCCACTATACGGTGCTGGTCTTTCAGCTGCTTGCGCGCCATACAATATCAATTTTGATGAATTGCTAAACGATTATGTACAGCCAATTAATTCTTTGTATAGCTATTGCCCAACAGTACTAAACAACGTTGATAATGGTGCTGATACATTCGCAATTGGTAATGCTCCAGCTAAGATTGATAGAGTGTTTCAAACCATTGATGATGTTGATGCCTTAAGAATTGACTTGTCTGTAGAAGCTGGTTTGGGTACAATGTATTCAATCTGCGCAACATTGAGCAGCGATAACGCTTTAACTGCTGCCACAACACAAATGCAGGCTTATGATGATACAGTTGTTGTTGACATCGGTGCTACTGTAAGTGGTCAACCTTCAACTGGCTTCTATCGTACAAACGGTGATCTTGAAGTAGATACTCTTACTACATCAGTACCAAACGTTAATACCTTTACCTATACAGCTCAACTTTTGAAGACAAATTACTTGGCTGTGTATGAAGCTTTCAGAACATTTGCTCAGGATGTAAGAAAAGATCACTTGTTCATTGCTGATCCATTGCGCCCAATCTTTATTTCTGGTGCTAGAACAAAGGTTCTTGCTAACAAGAACAACACCTTTACTCAGCACATTAATACACCGTTGAGAAATCAATTTGACACAACAAGCACAAGCTTTGCTACAGTTTATGGTAACTGGGCATTGGTCAACGATCTCACATCTGGTGCTAATGTTTGGATTCCAGTCTCTGGTTTAATTGCTGGTATGATGGCCAAGGATGACGCTAACTACGCTCCATGGTTTGCTCCAGCAGGCTTTACAAGAGGTAAGTTCCCAACTCCAGTGCTTGACATTGCAGTATCTCCAAGCCAACGCAACAGAGACTTGCTATACAAGCAGGGAATCAATCCAATTACTAAGTTCCCTAACGACGGTATTACAGTATTCGGTCAAAAGACTAAGTTGTCAACACCTTCAGCCTTTGACAGAATCAACGTTAGAAGATTGTTCTTGTACTTGGAGAAAGTTACTAGAACAACTCTTAAGTACTTCGTATTCGAGCCTAATACGCTCTTTACAAGAACAAATGTAATCAATGTTCTCAATCCAATTTTTGAGAATGTCAAGAACAACCAAGGTATGTATGACTACCTCATCGTATGCGATGCTAGAAACAATACACCTAACGTTATTGACAATAATCAATTGGTTGTAGACATTTACATCAAGCCTACTCGCTCAGCTGAGTTCATCTTGGTAAACTTCTACGCAACAAGAACTGATCAAGACTTCAACGAGCTAGTCTAAACTAAGAAAGGAATTTAACATATGGCACTAAACATAACAGATTATTTCAGAGTGATGCAGCAAAGAGACTTTTTGCGCAATCACCAATACAGGGTCTCAGCACTCTCTTATGAGGGGTTCACCCTTGGTTTAGACTCACTCGTCTATCTCAAGACAGCTGAAGTACCTAATCGTACAATCAATTCAGTAGCTGTACCGTTCATGGGATTAAACTTCTCAGTACCAGGTACTGCTCAATATGCAGGCACAATGGACCTAACGTTCTATTGTGACCAACCACAAATCATCAGATCATTCTTCGAAGGTATCTCCTTTGCTACCTTCGATGAAAGACAATCTGGTGGCGCTTATACAGTAAAGCAAGAGAATGTTTTATCCTTCTACACTTACAACAATGTAAGTGCTGAATCACCAACAACTCAGTATACCTTGATTGGTATCTACCCAACAGTTGTAGGTAATTTAAGCATGGATACAACAGGTACAGGTGATGTCGTGAACTTTACAGCTACTATTGCTTACCAGTTCTGGACAAAGACTCAGCTACCTACTCCAGTTACTGCTGCTGCTCCTCGTACATTACCTCCAGTACAGGGTGTTGCTGTAGCCTAATTTGTAAGATAATCACAAGCCCTTGGCCAAAAAGCCAAGGGCTTTTTTATGCAATAATACTCATATTCTATAAATAATTACATGGGTCTTTTAGATACATTAAATGTTGTTAATCCGCTGGTTAACGGTAACCAACCTGCTATTAACGACAGTTTTTCAGTTGCTAATATAGCAAGTCAGCAACTGCCATTCACCCCACCTCAGTTTGGTTCTAACTTAATTACTAATTTTCCTGCCCCGCATATGAGCTTTTTAGATGCTCTATCTCAATATGCAGCATCTGTACCGTTAAAGTCTTTTTGGGTTGTACAATTTAAAATACCTTCTTTGATTGCTGAACAAAATTTAAGAGGGTTAAGCGAAACATATAACAATAACGATTTAGCTAGAAATGAACTTGCTAATAACAAGTTTATGAAAAACGTTGGTTGCATCTTTTGTAGATCATTTAACTTTTCTGGAGAAAATAATAACTCTTCAGTCCCGGAAATGGATGTAAGAGGTTTTAGAAGTGTTCCTTATGCTGGCGGTAGAAATAGTGCTCTTTTTGGCAGCTTAAATTTATCTTTCTATGAAAGCACAGTAAGCTTTATTGATCATATTTTAAGACCGTGGGTTGTTTTAATGTCTTATTATTCAACAATAGCAAGAAATGATGGAGATACAACAAATGATTCAATTTATGATTTAAAGCAAGATATTACTTGCTATTTAATGACAAGAACAGGTGTTGGTCAGACTCCAGAGCAAAGACAGGCTAATAATACAATTAATAGCAATTTCAATTCCGCAATTCCTAATTATAACAACCCAATAGGTGCAAGAAAGATTATTGTATTTAAAAACTGCTTCCCTAAAGATATTGGTACGCTAGATTTTACTCACATTGATGTTAACTCTCTTGAAACTGTTTCTACTACATTTTGTTATACTAACTACGAGGTTACTCACGTACCTGTTGCAGGTCCTTTAGTTTAATAATAACTATATTTGTGCCGTATCATACTTTTAAGGTTTACTCTTCTGGTAAAAATGTTCTTACCAAACAATTTACTACCCAAGATTGTATTGATTTGCATTTCTTGCTTGCTAACCAAGACTTTACTGGTGTAGATCTGTTTTGTCAAGCAAAGTATGAAGAATATTCAAAAGATAACACAAAGCT